CGGTCGAGGGTTGGGTTCAACTTTCTGGCGACAAGATCCCCAAAACTAATGTCACGCGCTACGGCAACTTAGCCGGAAAGTATGTGTCGCCGGAAGTTGCTGCTGATCTTCAGTCGCTGGATCTCGTTAAAACTCTTGATCGCAACCCGCTAGTTCGCGGGTACAGGAGTTTGTTGTCTGCATGGAAAACCGGAAAGACTGCAATCAATCCGGCGGTGCACGTTAACAACATCATGTCTAACGTGATGCTGTATGACCTGTCCGGCTCGAACTGGACTTCATTGGCATCGGCGGCAAACGAATTGCGCAAGGGCGCGGACAGCGATCTTTACAAGCAGGCCGAAAAGCTTGGCGTCTTCGATTCCGGATTTGCATCGCAAGAGCTGGGCCGTGAAGGCAAGAAAGTTCTTGATGAAATTGAGCGGGCGCGCCCTGCGGATAATCCCGTAGACGCTGCACTCAAGATTGCGAATGCCGGCTGGAAATACAGCGGCGGCAAAGTGATTGATGCTTATCAGAACGAAGATAGCATCTTCCGGTTTGGCATATTCCTTGATCGTCTCAAGGCCGGAATGTCTCCGGAAGAAGCGGCGCAGGATGCCAAGAAGTGGTTGGTTGATTACGACATCAATGCTCCTGCAATCCAGTTGATGCGCAACACGACGCATCCGTTTATCTCGTATAGCTACCGCGCCATCCCGTTGCTGGCTGAGTCCGCTGCCTTGCGGCCGTGGAAGTACGCCAAGTGGGCGGCGATCGGATACGGACTGAACGAGTACGGCGAGAGCGAATCGAAGACCGATGTCGAGCGCGAACGTCGCATGATGCCTGAGCGTCAGCAAGGCACAATGTTCAATATCCCCGGCGCTCCTTCGACGATGATTAAGCTTCCGCAAAAAGAAGGGGAGCAGTCAGAGTATCTCGACGTTAGTCGTTTCATTCCGGGTGGCGACGTATTCAATACTGCTGAAACAACTGGGCGGCGGTTTGAACTGCTACCACAGTTCTTGCAACCGGGCGGTCCGGGATTTGACGCTTTCACTATCCTGTATGAAGGCCGCGATCCGTTTACCGGACAAGATCTGCCGGGCATGAACCTTGGTAAGACCGAGGGTGATAAGCGCATCAATAACGCCAGCATCAAGGCATCGAAGTTTATTACGTCGCTGCTGCCTAACCTTCCCGGCATCCCCGGCACCCCGGCTACGGAAAAGTTTGAGAAGGTAGCGGCAGACTCTAAGTCCATAACACAGCCCTCTCTGACTGCTTTGCAAGCTGGTCTTCAGACCTTTGGCATAAAGGTCACGCCAATCGATGAAAAGAAACTGGAGATGCAACAAGTCTTCAGCTTGAACCGAGAAGCAGAAAACATTGCGAAAGAGTATCAGCGCCAGATCCGATTGCAGCAGGAAGGGCGTTTAACGCCAGAAGAATTAAAAGCACAGTCGCAGCTTTTTTCTGATCGCCTTAGAGATACGTTTGAAAAGTATTCAAAGCGGATGAAGAAGACTCCGTCTGAAGGCAAGGCTGAAGAAACCACTAAGACTCAAGAGTCTGCTCAGCCTCAGGCAAGTGCTCCGAATGTCATTCCGTTCACGGGTCCGGATGGCCGCGTCTTTAACGTCAAGGTGAAGCCCGGTCAGACCGAGGAAGACGTTAAGAAGTTCATCATGAAGAAGCACTACTCCCAAAAAAAAGCAGGGGGCGGCTTGATCACGCCGGGGAACATTGACTTATCTAACCGTCCAATTGTGCGTAACCCGGATGGCAGCGTCAGCACTGTGCGATCACTGGGCGTGAACATCGACGGAAAGGAAGTTCTGATTCCCACAGTAGTGAATGGCAAGGTGGTATCGGATAAGGAAGCCATTGATCACTACGTTAAGACTGGCGAGCACCTCGGGATTTTTGAAACCCCAGAGGCATCGACTGCATTTGCTCAAAAACTGCACGAGCAGGAAGAAAAGCGGGTAATGAAAAAAGCCCGTGGTGGCGTGGTCTATTCACCGGAAGAGCAGCTCTTGCTTAGTCGGTACGCAACCCGCTAAAGTCACCCCGATATGGGGGTTATTCAAAGGTGATTCGTGTCGAAGATAGCGACGGATGACGAGTTCATTGCCGCGTGGCAACGGCTAGGATCAGCACGGAAAGTATCAGGCGCACTAGGGGTATCAATAAGACAGGTCTACAGCAGACGCCGAGCCATTGAGACAAGGCACGGAATCCAGCTAAAGACCCCAGAGCCTCCGCTGACACTCCAGCAGACTTACAAGATGAAGGTGGCGCAGCGTACCGACGAGCTTGCTGCGAAACGGGCCAACGAGTACCACCAAGAGATCCCGTACGAAATCAAAGATGGCGTGATCCTGATCGCCTCCGACGCCCACTACTGGCCGGGGCTGGTGACCGTAGCCCACGAAGCATTCTGTGCCGTAGCCAAGAAGCTGAAGCCCAAGGCCGTCATCATGAACGGCGACATCTTGGACGGTGCCCGGATCAGCCGGCACCCGAGATCGGTCTGGCAGAAGCAACCGCTCCTGAAGGACGAGCTCCACGCGGTACAAGACCGCCTAGCCGAGATCGCCCGAGCGGCCAAGGGCGCAGACCTGATGCGCACCATCGGCAACCACGACGCCCGGTTTGAGAACTACCTCTGCCAGAACGCCCCGGAGCTGGAGGAGATGGACGGCTCGACCCTGCTCGACTACCTGCCCGAATGGAAGGCTGGCTGGGCGATCCACATCAATCGCAATACGGACGGCTGGACTACGGTTCGGCACCGGCCCGTCGGAGGCGGCGTCCACAGCGCCTATAACAGCACCCTGAAGTCTGGGGTCCACTACGTCCACGGGCACCTGCACAAGCTCAATATCACGCCGTGGAGCGATTACAGGGGCCGTAGGTACGGGGTGGATACTGGGACGCTGGCTGAGCCGTACGGCGCTCAGTTCGATTATACGGAGGCTGGGCCGGCCAACTGGGCGTCTGGCTTCGCCGTACTGACGTACAAGGACGGGTACTTGCTCCAGCCCGAGATGGTCGTTGTGGAGCGTGGCAAGGCATGGTTCCGGGGAGAGGCAGTGTGATGGATTGTCCGCAGTGTAAGCACTTCATCAAGACCCACGAGGAAGAGGGCTGGTGCTCCCACCCCAAGTTCTGCGGGATCGTGATCTTCTCGACCGGCGTACATCCCTGTAACCGGAATGGCTTCGTCAGGGGAAGCGAACCCCCTCGGTCTCAATCCGCTGCCTCTGAAGAGACTCCACGTAAGCCGTGACGATCGTTTCGATGAAGTGGTCGAATTGATCCGGCTTGAAGTCCATGAAGTTGTAGGTGCCCGTTGCTTCAATGAAGTGCCCAGCCGCAGCCGAGGCATCGTTCAGGGCGATCTGTTCGTTAGGACTTTTGTCGATCATATAAGCATCCAAGCATTGCATTGAGCAGAAACGGTTAACCGGCTTTCGCAACTGCCGGGTTGGCATGAACATGAAGCCCCGCGCTTCCCGCTTGCAGATTGGGCATAAACCGAAACTTCGTAACTTCCGTGTACTTGCCATTCTTCTGAACCTGAATCTCGGTTGGTTTGTTCAAGTGCCCTGAGTGTGCGATCGCTTCCTGCGTGGTCTTGGGTACGAAGTCAGAGATGCATCGTTGCTTCCACCAACGGATCGCCTTCTCTTTCGGGAACCCCTTGTGGTCGAAGCACACCCACTCGGACATCACTGCAAACCCACAGCGGTAGTCCACGCGCATACTGTCTGGCTTGCCGGGTTTCTTGTGCAGTCGGTACGAAACGGAGTTGACCTTCTTCCACTCGACTGGCGCGTCCATGCTCATGATGGCAAGCGTCGTCGCCGTAGATTCGATCTTAGGCTCGCGCGCCGGGAACTCGTGCCCACAGTCAGGGCAGACCGAGAGCGCCGCAAAGACGATGCTGTCGCATTCCGGGCAGGTCTTGGTCGGTGCTTCGCCTTCTCCGTCGGAGGCACGCGGCTTCTTCGGATTGACCCGATCGACCGGGCCGTGACGGGCGACGTTGCCTGCGAAATCTAGGACAAGGCAGTTCTCTTTGCCGGGGAAGTTGCGCATCCCGCGACCCATGATCTGGATATACAGGCCGGTCGATTGCGTCGGTCTCAGCATCGCGATCAGGTCCACGCACGGCGCATTGAAGCCCGTGGTCAGCACGCCCATCGAAGCCAAAGCTCGAAGCTTGCCGGCTTTGAAGTCGGCCACGATCCGATCGCGATCGTCCTTCGGCGTGTCACCGAAGATGGTCTCGCACTTGATCCCGAGCTTGTTGATGGCCTCGGCAATGTGGGTCGCGTGACTGACGCCAGCACAGAAGATCAGCCAAGAGTTCCGGTCCTTCCCGTACTCAATGATCTCAGCGACCGCCGCCTTGTTGACCTCGTCAAGATCGACTGCACGCTCCAGTTCGCCGGGTATAAAATCACCGCCCCTTGTGCCGACGCCTGAAGTGTTGAGTCGCGTCTTCGGTTGCTTCGAGACAAGGCGCGTCAGGTATCCCTGCTCGACCATGTCCTTGAGCTCTGCCTCGTAGGAGATCGCATGGAACAGGGCTTCGGGTCCTTGATGCAGGAGACCGGAGTCAAGTCGATAGGGAGTTGCCGTCAGGCCGATCACGCGCAGATGCGGGTTCATGATCTTGAGGTTCTTTAGGAACCGCTGGTACATCGTGTTCGCTTTGCGCGGAATCAGATGCGCCTCATCGACCAGAACGAGATCGACCTTCACGAACCGAGACGCTTTCTTATGAACAGACTGTATCCCACAGAAGACAATCGACGGCTCGTAGTCCCGTTGCTTGAGGCCAGCGGAATTGATCCCCGCCGGAGCGTCGGTCCAAAGACCCTTGAGCTCTTCGTAGTTCTGGCGAATCAACTCGCGAACGTGCGTGACCACAAGGATCTTGGTGTCGGGCCAGCCGGCCAAAGTCTGTCGGCAGAACTCAGCAATGACCACGGACTTCCCGGTGCCGGTCGGTAGGACGATCAGCGGGTTGCCGTCTTCCTCCGCAAAGTATCGGAACGTCGATTCAATCGACTCAGTTTGATAGGGCCGTAGCGTAATCACGAATTAAAATCTTCTCTTGGAAACTGGTTGATAATTGTCTGCGCGACATTCCTAACCTTCTCAAATTCAGCGGCAGACTCTGCGATCAGCAAGACAGATGCGTACGCATCCAGCGCCTTGACGATTATGTGCAACTGCTCGCCCGTCAGCATCAGGTCAGTCGATACGCGCTCTTCGTCTATTTCGCTTGATCGATCCATACGTCCCCGCTCTTGAGCTTGTACTCAACCCAGTTAGGACCAGAGTTTACTTGCTCTCCGGGGATCAGATCTGGAATGAAAAGGTGCTGGCCGCATCCAGCCTTCTGAGCCTTGATGTCGAGCGCGATGTTCTTGAGCTCGCACTTCCAGCCGCCCTCTA